GGTATGACTGATAATAGAGCTACAGCAATAGCAAATGCACCAACAGCAAGTACACTCTCTGTTATCTCTACAGAAACTCGACATTTAATTTGTATGGGAACTGAATCAGAAATTGGAAATACTGCTTCACAAGATAAAATGTTAATTCGTTTTAGTGACCAAGAAGATTTTGATCAATTTACACCAAACACTACAAACTCTGCGGGATCACAAAGAATAGCAGGTGGTAGTGAAATTAGATGTGCTAAACCTGCTAAAGGTACAATTCTTGTATGGACAGATACAACTTTGCAATCAATGTCTTTTATTGGTGCGCCTTTTATTTTTGGTTTTAGACAACTTGGTAATGATTGTGGTGCTGTTGGTTTGAATAGTGCAATAGTAGTAGATGATGTTGCTTATTGGATGTCTGATGGTCAATTTTTTAGATTTGCTGGTGCAGTACAAGAAATACCTTGTAGTGTATTAAATCATGTATTTGATGATATTAATAAAACTCAATATCAACAAGTCTATGCTGGTCAAACTTCTGATTTCTCTGAAATTGTTTGGTATTATTGTTCAAGTTCATCTGATCAAGTAGATAAATATGTTATTTATAATTATTTAGAAAATAGTTGGTATTTTGGAAATTTAGAAAGAAGTACATATCAAGATAACGGTGTTGAACAAACACCTTTAGCAACAGAATATTTATCAAATTCATCTGCAAATACATATGTGCAAATTAATGGTTTAACTGCAGGACGATCACTTATTTACGAACATGAATCAGGAGTTGATGCTGATGGAAGTGCTTTATCAGCTTTTATAGAATCAGGTGATGGAGACATTGCTGATGGTGAGCAATTTAGTTTTATTAATAAAGTTATACCAGATTTTCAAAATCAAACAGGTAATGCAATTATTACATTAAAAGCAAGAGATTATCCAAATGACTCAAAAACTACTGGAGAGGCAATTACAGTTTCAAATACAACATCTTTCTATAATTCAAGAATAAGAGGAAGACAAGCATCTGTAAAAATTGAAAATTCAGAATTAGGTAGTAATTGGCGATTTGGTACATTAAGAATCAACGTAAGACAAGATGGAAAAAGATAAATATAAAATTAGACAAGCTCGTATTGATGAAGCTGTCAAAATAAGAGAATTGTTAAAAACTTGGTTAAAAGAAGCACCTTTTAACTTTGGTAATACTAATAATAAAAAATCCCTAGAAAATATAGTATTTTACATTAAGAATAGTTTTGTTATAGTAGTAGAATATGAAAATGTTATTGTTGGCACACTCGCTGCTACAATAGACGAAACTTGGTATAGTGACAAAAAGTTTTTAAGAACTTTGTGGTTACACGTACATCCTAAGTATCGTAATTTTCATGTCTTTAGAGCTATGATGTTAGTTTTTAAAGAATACGCTTTAACTAAAAAAGTTACTGCGATATGCGAAATTTTTCAAGGTAAAGACGTTGGCCGAAAACATAATGCCTTTACTAAATTAGGATTTGAAGTTATTGGAGGAACATATATAGTCAATGGGTAGTATTTTTAAACCATCAACAACAGTAGTACAAGCACCACAACAACAAACTGTAACTCAGCAAATACCAGAATATTTTAAAGAGATACAAGAAAGAACTTTAAGACGTGCAGAAGATTTAGGTAATAGACCTTATCAAGCATTTACTGGTCAAAGAATAGCACCAGTTTCTGCTTTAGAACAAGCTGCTGCTAATGTTTTCGAACAACAAATTTTACCAGGTGCTGCAAATCTTGGTGCAATCGGTGCACAAACTTTTGATGTACAAGCTGCTCAAGATTATATGAATCCATACACTAACACTGTAATACAATCTACACTTGCTGATTTAGGTGAACAGTTTGGTCAACAAGAAAGAAATCTTGCTTCAAGAGCAATAGGAGCAGGAGCATTTGGCGGTACAAGATTTGGTGTTGAAAGTGCATTAGGGCGAGAAAGATATTTAGATCAAGTTGCTGATGTATCAAGTAGATTAAGACAAGCTGGATTTGAATCAGGTGCTCAAAGATTTGCTAGAGATAGAGCTGCACAACTTCAAGCACAACAAGCTCAACTAGCAAGTTTATCAGGCGCTGCTGCAGGTTTAACAGCTGCAGGAGGATTAGAGAGAGGTATACAACAAGCTGGTCTTGCTGAAGCGTATAGAGATTTCATAGAAGAAAGAGAATATCCAGTAGAACAAGTAAGACAAGTTGTAGGAGCATTAGCAGGTGCACCTATTAGAACTTACGGAGAAGAAAGATCAGGTTTTGTTGGAACACCAGTAGCTGGACCAAGTGCCTTTGGTCAAATAGCAGGTGCTGCTGGAGCAGTTGCACCTTTCTTTTCTGATATAAGATTAAAAGATGACATTCAATTAGTAGGTAAATCTCGATCAGGCATAAATATTTATAACTTTAGATATAAAGGAGATAATAAAAAATATCAAGGTGTTATGGCACATCAAGTTCCACAAGCATCAGAAGTACATACCAATGGTTATTTATATGTAGATTACTCAAAAATTGACGTTGACTTTAAGGAGATATAATGGTTAAAGAAAACGATAAAATAGAAGTAAGCAAAGGTGCTGCTTTATCAGAACAATTTAAAAATTTAACTACTGATGAACAAGAAATAGTTTTATCAAATATAGGTTTAGAAAGAGAAGAACCTAAATCTGCTAAAGAAAGATTTAAATCATTACCTAAAGAAGATCAAGAATTATTTAAAAAAGAAACTGAAACTAAAAATATAGGTTTAATTAAAAGTGCTGGAAAAGCATTTACTAATTTAGCAAATAGATTAGAAACAAACATAGAAAAAGTAATGAACGATCCTGGAAAACGTGCATTATTTTATTCAGGTTTAAATATTATAGACAACTCTTCAAGAATAGAACCTATTGGTAAAGCTCAATCACCTTTTGGTAGAATTGCAAGAGGAGTTAAAGAAGGTGTTCAAAAAGTAAAAGCTGAAGATTTAGCTAAAGCGAATGTAGAAGCAAAATTAAAATCTGCAGAGATGAAAAATTTAGTAGAAGGTTACAAATTACAATTAGAACAAAAGAAAGAAAAACCTGCTGAAACTAAAATGTATGAAAACATTTACGAAAGATTTAAAGATGATTTAAAAGGAACTAAGAATTTTAGAGCTTTAAAAGAACAAGCAAAATTATATAATAAATATATCGCTGAAAATAACTCACTACCAGTTGGTAAAATTAGATCAAAATTACCAGTATTAATACAATCAGTATCTGAAGTTTTACCTGCCAATTTAAGACAAGATAATAAATTTTTTACAGCAATGTCTGACGAAGCGTCATTTATTAAAAATTTACAAAAGTTTCAATCAGATATTGTATTAGGAGATATCTCACAATTAGTTCCTGTATCTGATAAAGATATTCAAATTAAAAGAGATAGTTTACCAAGCCCTGAAGATACAGCAAAAGTTTTAACTTATTCTTTAAGAACACAAGGTGGTATTAATTTACTAAAAGGATTTAAATATGGACAGATTGATAATTATAGAATGAATGAAGGATTAAGAAGCGGACAAACATTTGATAAATATTTTGCAACAACAGGTGCTACTAATTTTAAGAATGATTTAAAAAATCAATTTAAATATACAGATGATCAACTAAGAGATGAAGCAAAAAAATTAGGCTTCGAACCTGATTACACTCAATATACAGATATTGAAGTAGATTTTTCTCCTTTAGCTTTAGCAGAAGCTGTTATGTCATTAGAGATGGGAGGTTATGACAAATATATTAATGTTGGTGTTACTGATGTTAGTGGATCAAAAGGCGAAGGAAAAATTATTGAAGATGTAAATACTAAAACAACAATAGATTACGATCAAGATAAATACAAAAAAGATTTAGATAGTTTAAAAGAGAAAATTATTAAATAATGAAATATGGCAACACAAGAAATTATAGAACAAGCAGTAGCAGAAACAGCAAAAATAGAGGGAACTAAAGGCGCTACACCAGAAGAACAAAATGTTATTAATACATTAGATTTTTTTGATAAATACGATAATTCACAATATAAAACTTACGATGATGCTAAAGAACTTTTAGATTCAGATTTAAATCCTGAAGTACTTACAAAAATTATAACAGAGTTTTCTGAAAGAAAAGCAAATGATAAAAGATTTAAAGAAGATGGTGGTAGAAATTTAAATTTAGCTAATGATACTTTTAATTTC